GGTTCGTGTCATCGATCGCGCCGTTGATGACGGCCTGGATCGCGGCCAGGTTCGAGTTGAGCTGGTTGATGTTCTCCGGCTGGCCGGCGGTCAGGGTGAAGGGGAAGCTGAGGGTGCCCATGATTCAGTGACCAGTGACCTACACGAAGAGGTAGATGAACCCGGTGCCGGCTGCGGTGCCGGGGTAGTAGATGAGTCGCGAGTCCCCNCCGGCNNCGCGCTTGCCCTGCATCTTGATGGTGTAGCTCCCGGCCGCGAGGGCGAGGGAGGCACCGCAGAACGACCCACCGTTGGAGACCGCCGAGCCGGTCCAGCCAAAGACGATGATGCCCCCCTGCGCGCCGTCCATCACATTGCCGTTCACGACCACGCGGAAGTTGATGGTCTCCGGGCCGGCGGTGGAGGCGTTGGGGCCGCCGTAGGCCGTCGCAACCACCAGCAGGTTGGACTCGGTGGTGGTGACGACCGTCGTGGTCGCGCCCGTCAGGTCGGTCCAGGCGCCGCCGGCGTCGAGCGTGGTGTTCGCCGAGGGGGCGACCGCACCGCAGGTCAGGTCGACCTTGTCGGACGTCACCGCGTCGTCGGCCAGCTTGCCCGTCGTCACCGCCAGGTCGTTGATCTTCGCCGTCGTCGCGGCGAGGTCGGCGAGGTTTGTCGAGTCGACCTGACCGTTCAGGACCGTCTGGATGGCGGCCAGGTTCGAGTTGAGCTGGTTGACGTTCTCGGGGTCGCCGGCGGCGAGGTTGAACGGGAAGGAGAGGGTGCCCACTAAGAACCGATCCTGGTCGGGGTTTCGATGTCGCGCAGGAGCTTGGAGCCGCGGTAGATCGCCCACGGCTCGCCGCCCTGGCTGGAGAGCTGCAGAGAGAAGACCGAACCCTTGTAGGCGTGCGGGATGTACTTGCCGTTGAGGATCACGCCCGACGACCAGACGTCCGAGGAGTCGGACCCGTCGCCCCAGTTGTCGGCCCCGGTGCCGTCACCCCAGGTGTCGGCACCGATCGAGAAGTCGACGACGTCGCCGCCCGCGGCGGTCTGGAAGTCGACGGCCACCGCCACGGTGAGCGTGCCCTTGCCCCAGAGCTTCATCGCGCGCAGGACGTGCTGCTGCGGGATGCCGTCGTCCGTCCAGCCGTAGTTGCAGAACGAGACGATCTCGGTGCCATCGTCGTCCGAGTCGGACTGGCGGTGCCGGCCGATGTCCTGGGTGCCGGTGGAGTAGGCGAAGAGCAGCTCCTCGTCATTGGATACGCGGAAGCGCACCATCGCGGCGATCGGCAGGTCGTAGACGCTCCACCACTGGTAGCGAGTGTCGAAGACGAAGGTGCGGTCGTTGTAGGCGTTGTTCGTGGGGACCGCGACGTAGACACGCTCGTCCCACCACTCGAGTGCCGCGTCCTCGATGTGCGCGTTGCTGATGACCGCGCCGCTGTAGAACGGCGGCGCCACGCCGGACTGCTGGGCGAAGACGCCATCGAGGTCGTCGGAGATCAGCATGGGCTCGCCGCCGACGGTGCGATACACGCCCGTGCGCGCGAGGAAGTAGACGCCGTCACGCCCGACGGCGATACCCCGGCTGGCCACAGCGCCGATTCCCGTGTCGACCGGGCGGTAGTCGAAGACGGGGTTGCCCGACTCGTCGGAGTGCGTCCCGTAGAAGACGAAGAACTTCGACTCCTTGAAGACGAAGACGAACTCGCGCCAGGCGCAGACACCCATGATCTCCTCGCCGTCGCCCGGCAGGAGGTCCTCGTAGTTGTTGGTCCCGAAGTCCAGCGGATCGTTGGGCTCGGCGAAGCGGACGGTCGAGGGGTTGTCGCCGGCGGTCGAGCCGTCGAAGCGCGCGTTGATCAGGCGGTTGTCCCAGGGCGTGACCGCGACGAACTTGCCCGTCGGCGTCTCGGTCGTCCACGTCGGATGCGTCCAGGTTGAGCCGTCCCACTGGAATAGCTCGTCCGTCCCGTTCCCGGCGAAGGCCAGCTCATTCGTCGGCCCGCCGAAGCGGGCGAAGAAGTGCGGACTGGCGGTGGGGGTCGCGTCCGAGTCGACGATCGTCCCATCGGTGGCCAGGCCCTCGAGCCGATTCCCGGCGCCGGCGAGGAGCTGCTTGGTGCCGCTGCTGGTGTAGTAGACGCCCAGCGAGTCGTAGGCGTTGGTGCCCTCGGCGTCCGTGAACTTCAGGTAGCCGGGGCGCTGCTGCACGCCCCCGCGCGAGGTGAAGATGACGTTCAGCGCGTCGAGCGCCTGGTCGGGGCCGACGACGTTCGGCTGGTCCCGGAGGTTCAGGCCCTTGCCGAAGCCGGGGTACTCCAGCTCGGTGTAGCCGTCGGCGCGCGTCGGGCCCGGCACTACCAGTCCTCGCTGTAGCCGTAGATCGTCTGCGGGTCGCCGTTCTGCAGGTTGCGCTCGGAGTAGCGGTCGATGAGCTGCAGGATGCGAGCGTTGGCCGCGTTCTCCTGCGCCTGGCTGGCGGCGTAGTTGTTGGTGATCTTCAGGCACTCGGCGACCGCGAGGTCGAGCCAGATCGGGCAGTAGCGGTCGGGGATGAGCGGCTCGTCGTCGCCGTTGGCCAGCTCGGGGCTCTCCTTGACGTAGCGGACCTCCAGGGAGGCGCTCGTGTTCACCGGCCAGACCTTCAGAGAGGTCAGGCCGTCGAGGTACCAGTACTGGGGGTCGCCGGTCGTCGCGAGGCCCGGATCCCACTCGGCCAGCGTGCGGATGTCGTTGCCGGAGAGCGGCACGTCGTGTGACGTGTCGACGACGTAGAGGACCTGCTTGAGGTCGGAGATCGTCACCGGGGCGGTGTTAGTCGTCGAGGTCTCGAGCCACGGCCACGGGTAGGCGTCCTCGAAGTTGTTCTTCGCGGTGTTGAGCGCCTCGTCGATCTGGTCGGTCGTCAGGTAGTCGAACCCGCGGCCGGCGAGCCGCGTGCGCGCGGTCGTGAGGTCCACCTCAGATGCCGGTGACCGCGGCGCCGCTGTCGGTGGTGCGTCCGACCGTCTGCCCGACGATCTTGTTGAGCACCTTGGCGAGCTGGACGGCCGTCGTGGTGTCCAGGACGATCGTGGCGGTGTCGGTGCCGTCACCGATCGCGACGGTGCCGCCGGCATCGCTGACGCTGCTCGCGGTGATCGTGGTGACGGGGCTGACTGTCACGGAGGCCATCAGGGGGTCCTTTCGGGGTTGAGTTTGCGTCCTCGACGCCCAGCGGCGTTCTGGTGCCACGGGATGTCGCGGTTCATCGAGACCTGCGTCCGGGTGGCCGCGAGGTAGCGCTCGTGCAGCTCGCGCTGACGATCGGCGCGCTCCTGGGCCCGCCTGCGATCCTCGGCCTCCTGCAGCTTCTGCGCCTGCTTCTTGGCGCGGTGCTTGGTCGCCGGGTTCCAGAGGTCGTTCTTGCGGAGCATCTCGAAGATGCCCGAGTCGGGCTCACGGAAGCCGCCCTCCGGCGTCTGCCAGGGCATGATGCTCGGCGGCGCCGGCGGGTCGTTGTGCCTGACGACGAAGTAGTAGCCAGGCTGGACCTCGGTCGACTGCCAGATGATCGCCTCCCCCGCCCGCATCAGCTCGAGCCGGGGGTCGATCTTCTGCAGCTCGTAGTTGAACTCGTCGAGGATGCCCTTGACGTGGTCCATGTACGACCGCACCGCGTTGTCGAACATGACCTGCTCGTAGCGGCGGTTCTCGTCGATGATGTGCTGCGGGACGATGAGATTGCTCAATGCGACCGCCCCACCCTGAGGTGCTCCTGCATCTCCTTGCGGTGCTTGCGCAGCAGCGCAAGCATCCCCGCCTGGACGGGGTCGTTGGGGCTGAGCTGCTCGATGGCCTTGTCCAGCGCCTCCTCGAGGCTGTCGAGCCGGGCCTTCTTGGCCTTCGGGAGCGCGGGCATCAGTGGCCCACCACCAGCAGGCGGAAGGTGAAGTTCGCCGCGTATGCCTCGGCGCCCTTCTCCTGAAGCGGTGCGCCGTCCGCGGCCGTGTCGACCTCGTAGAGCTGGACGGTGATGCTGGTGTCGTCCGAGGCGTACGTGATGCCCAGGCCGACGCTCGAGGCACCCGCGGTGCCCTGCGTCGCCACGCCGCCGTCCGTGGAGGCGAAGTCGATCTTCGACAGGCCCAGCTCGTCGGCCGTGATGTCGAAGCCGGCGGCGGCGTAGTCGCCCGTGTCGGCCGTGACCTCGTAGACCTTGATCCTCTTGTTGCCGAAGACCGAGGAGGTGATCTTCGTCTTGGTGATGACCGCAGCGGCCATGATGTCTCCTTGACTCGTTGAGTGCCGCGCCGGATGCGCGACCCATGCATGGAGAAGCGGGCCCCCCGAAGGGAGCCCGCCTCGAGTCCTGCTAGGCGGTGAGGCCGGTGGCCGCCGCCTGGGTGTTGCGACGCTGCAGCCCGACCTGGATCGGGTACACGACGGCGTCGCGGAACTTCGTGGTGTTCTGGTTCCAGCGGAGCTGGCCGTTCCCGCCGCCCTCCAGCGCCGAGGCCCAAGTCGGGCCCTGGTCGCTGCCGGTGATGCGGCAGAAGTCGGACAGCGTCAGCGCGTACCAGTCGCTGTCGAGCACGTCGGGGAACGAGTCCACCTTCATGCCGTTCCAGCGGACGGTCTGCATCGAGCCGGCCTCGGTGGCCGTGTCCGACGCGAAGCGGACCTGGTTCTGCAGCAGCGAGTAGAAGTTCGCCATCTGCTTGAGGCCGGTCCAAACGTCGGTCTCGGGGTTGCCGCCGAACTGCCGCACGAAGCGCGACAGGTTGAGCGCCATGTCCAGCGAGAACACCGTGGTCGTGGTGTCCTGCTGCGCCGCGGCCCAGAACTCCTCGCCGGCGTTGGCCGGGTTGAGGGAGCCCAGGGCGCCCGACTCGGCGACCATGTTGCGGAGACCGTTGATCTCCGGGTTGGCCGCCGTGGCCGAGTTGGGGTTCGTGACGTAGATCGCGTGCGACGTGGTCGTCGTCACGGCGGACCCGTCGACCGTGACCGTCGGAGCGGTCGGGTCGCTGATGTCGTAGCCGGTGACGTTGACCGCCGAGGCGATCGTGTCCGTGTCCGCGGTGGTGCCGATGTCCACGACGGAGCCCACGCCGAACCAGCCGCGCACGAGCGCGTCGTAGCCGTAGGCCGAGCCCGAGGGCGAGCCCACGAGCGGGATGTCGTTGACCGCGCCGCCGGACGCAGCGCACTGAGCGACGATGGAGTCGCCGCCGGTCATGAGCTGACGGACGCACTGGTGGCGGATGTTCTCCAGGCCACCCTCGATCTCGAGGTCCTTGCCGGCGATGATCGACTGGGAGTCGTTCTGCGCCTGCAGGAGCGCCGAGGCGTCCAGCTCGACCGTGAGCCACTGGTACGCCATGGTGTAGACCGCCTGGTCGACACCCTGCGCACCCGCAGCGTTCAGGTCGCCGCCGGATGCACCGACGGTGGTGAAACCGGCGAAGTTGCGCGTGGTGTGCANAGGCACCTGCGCCTGCTTGCCGATCATGGTTCCCTTGACCTTCTGGATGCGCGCCAGGGGGCCGTTTCCGTCCTCGAACTGCTTCACGATGCGGTTCGAGGTCCAGGCCTCCCGGAGGAGATCCAGAAGGGAAGTGGCAGTCTGAGCCACGGGGTATTCCTTTCTGGGGTGATNTAGGGNAANCCCGGCCCAGACTCCGGTCAGTGACTGGTTACTGACCGGCCGCCATCTGATCGCGGTACCACTGCATGCGATCTTCGTGCGTGTCCAGGCTGGGCACTTCGGTCCCCGGCTTTCCGGCCGAGGTGACGTGCGGGGCCTTCTTCGACTGCTTGTAGGCCTCCTGGGCCTTTTCCTCTGCCGCCTCTTCGGCCCGAGTCCGGGCGTCGATGCGTGCCTTGTACTTGCTGAAGGCGGCCTCGGTGGACTTCTCGTTGAAGCCACCCTGGATGGACGCGGCGAGCAGGAGGCTCCTGTCGTCGTCGTCCAGCTCGAAGGGCGCGTCCTCGGTGCTGACCCCCTGGGCCAGCTCGTCCAGGTGCTTGTTGAAGGCGCCGAGCGCCTGCTCAAGCTGCTGATCCTGGACCCACTCGATGACGGGGTCGACCTTCTGGGCCACCTCGGCAATGCGAGGCAGGTAGGGGTCGTCGGCGGGGACATCCTTGAAGAAGTCCTCGTCCTGGCCCTGCTCCTCTTCGCCCTCCGGCAGCTCGAAGCCATAGGCCTCTGCCAGCTCTCGGAAGGTGTCGAGGTCGTCTCCTCCACGCAGGCGCTCAAGCGCCTTGTGCGAGGAGTCCAGCTCACGCTCGCGGTCCCGGAGGTGGTTGATCGTGTTCCACGCGCGCTGCGCGTCGAACTCGTCACCCCACGGCGGCGGGGAGCTGGCGTCGGGAACCGAGCCCTGCTCGGTCTCGTCCGGCGTGGTGCCGGCGTCGATCTGGTCGGACACTGTCCGTCCTTTCATGAAGCCGGCTATGCCGGCGAGTGAGCGCAGCCTCTGGCTAACGCCTGCCCGCTATGGCGCGGGAAGTTCTTGCGGCGTGACGTCGATGGCGTGGCCGTCGACGGTCAGGCCGGGGGCGATCTCGGCCAGCTCCTTGAGCATGGCCTGAGCGTCGCGAGTCTCGAGGATCTCGGTGGGACGACCCTCGAGCAGCAGCGTCTTGTCGATCTGCACGCCCATGCCGATCGAGACCTGGTTGAAGGCTTTCGCGGCCTGCGCCCTGTCGCCGAGGCTCAGTCCGTCCTCGTCGACCTTGTCGAGGAGGTGCTCGGCGACCTCGGCGGCCTTGCGCGCGTTGATGCGCGCCTGCGCGACGATCTGCTTCTCGACCATCGGGGCGACGCGCGCCTTGATGTCCTCGTAGCGCTCGGCGTACTTGTTGCGCCACTTCCCGAGGGTGCCCGAGTCGATGCCGACCTTCCTGGCGGTGCGCGCCAGGTTGTCGTTCATCAGGGCCAGCTCGAGGAGCGCGTACTCCATCTCGGCCGCGGAGTACTTGTTCCGCGGGTGGGTGAGGATCTCGCCCTTCTTCATCAGGCGTAGCTCCCGGAACCCGGCCGAGCGTCCGGGTCGCGCAGTCCGCGGCCCTCGTAGCGGCCGCGGCGCTTGCGCTCCTGGTCGCGACGGTTCTTCTCCATGAGCGCCTGCCCCATGCCGGGGACCTTGTAGCGGCCGTAGCGCTCAGACCACTTGGTCGGGTTCGACTTCTCGGGGTCGCGCGGCGGCTTCATCAGTCCGGCCTGCCGTTGCCCTTGCTATAGCGCGGCGGCGTGGGGGCGAGCCGAATCGGCCGCCCCTGCTTGACCTTCGGATTACCGGGCATCCCGCCGTCGCGCAGGTGCTTGCCGAGCGCTTTGCCGTCGACGTAGTCCAGCGGGTTGACCTTCCGCTTGTTGGCCGTCGCGTAGAAGACGCTCTTGCCCTTCTTGGCGCCGTACTGCTTGACCATGTTGGCCATGACCTCGTTGCCATGGCCCTTGAAGTAGGCGCCGACGGGCATTACTGGTTGGCCGTGTCGCCGGTCTCGTAGACGAGCTGGTTCTTGCCGCTCTTGCCCCGGCGGATGACGTACTTCTGGCCGGCGCGCGGGCCGGACTTCTGGATGAACGTCTTCGCCTTGGGCGTGAAGTAGCTACCGGGACCGTACTTCTTGCCGGACATCGCGACGTTGCGCTTGACCGCGTCCTTCATCTTGAGGGGATCGGGCCCCCTGTTGGTGTCGAGGTAGCTGGCCATCAGGCTCCTTGTGCGGGTGGGGTTTGGCCAGGGGGTGTGGCCGAGGGTGAGTTGGGGTTCAGTCCGGTGCGATCGGGCATCGGCGTCGGGCCCTGCGGCTTGCCCGCGTTCATCATGCCGAGGCTCTCGGCCTGCTGGGTCTGCTGCATGGCCTCGCGCTGCGCGCGGATCTGGGCCAGGAACTCGAGGCCGTCCCAGTACTCGTTGAAGAAGTACTGGGTCTCCGGGGGCAGGTTGGAGAAGTCCGGCGTCTTCATGTAGTCGCCGACGACCTGGCGGTGGATCATCAGGTTGTCCTGCGGGCGCGGCATCCACGCCGGCACCTCGCCGCCCCACTGCACGATCGGCTGGCCGGTCGCGGGGTCGAGCACCGGCTGGCCCGTCCGCGGATCCTTCTGCGGGAACGGGATGCCCGAGTCGTAGCGGGTGCCCATCTTGAACGCCGCCTTCGGCCCCTGGCGGAAGATCTGGATCATCTCGTTCGCGCGCGCGACGTCGTACTCGTAGGAGCGCATGAGCCCCTCAGCGTTGCCGCCGCGGATGGCGCCGAGCGCGGCCTCGGGAGTGATCGCGCCAGGCCAGTTTGCCTGGATGAACTGGATCTGTTGCATGACGGCCTGGCGCGACTGTCCCTCGAGCGTCGACGGGTCGACGCGAACGTTGACCTGCGAGCGCAGGTTCGAGCCCTTGAAGTTGGGGATCGACTCCCAGCCGTACTGGCCGCGGACCTCGATCATGCGCTCCTCCGTGTAGTGGAGCTGCATCAGCGTCAGGGCGCGGCGCATGAGCCGCGAGTGAACGGCGGCCAGGTCGCCGAGGAAGCTCTGCCAGCGGTCCTGGGAGTAGTTGATCGCGGCCAGCGCCGTCTGCGAGGTGAGGCGCGGGTCGGGCTGGACGTCGACGTCGGCCGCCAGCGCGCGCATCTGCTCGATCGCCAGGTTCAGCGT